GTGGCAATTACGGATTTGAGAGTTAAACTTTTCAGGGGTCGCATGAGCCGCAGCATATCAAAGCGCAAAAACTCTGGCGAGTAAACCTTGCAATTGTGGCATTTCCGGCTTCATCGGGAATTGCTGGGCTGTGGGCCTCGCGTTTCTGCTCGAAGAAAAACGCGGGGGCCTGCTTGATCGTCAATCGCTCCTCGCGCGGGCGCAGGAACTGCACCAGTCGAATCTGAAGAACCTGAATGCGGACATTCAGGAATACGAGACAGAAAGCTCCTGACCTTCCCCGAAGTCAGTATGCACGCAGCACGACCTCACATGACGATGCTCAATCCTGATCTGACAGGTGATCTGCGACTGCTGACCTGTGCGATTGTGGGCGGTTCGCTGATCGAACTCTTCCCGGTGGTCAGCGAACACATCATCGGCCCGGTGCTGATCACGCTGGTTGGCACGGTGGCGCGTTTCGTCCTGAACCGGCGCAGATACACCAGGCAACTCAGAGAGCTGCGCGCAGAGAACGAGCAATTGAAAAAACGGCTGGAAACTTACGAAGAGACCTTCGATCTGCTGAGCCGCGACGATGAGTGAACAACGCAAAGCACGCCGCTACGATCAGCAGGCGATCAACCGCGCGTTTCAGTTGTTCATTCAGAACAACGGGCGCAATCACGAACGCATCGCGGCGGCGATGCGCCGCGATTACCCCTGGTTCGGCGTTGAAACGATTCGCAAGTGGGCCGCGAAATACGCCTGGGACGAAGCTCTCAGGCTGAAGATCGTCGCCGATAAAAAAGCGGCGCTCACCAGCGCCGATGAACTGAGTGATGAAGTCGAGACGATCAGGAAACATCTCTTTGAGCAGATCAGCAAAGGCGGCTACAGCGATGAAGAGCTGATCAAGCTGCACGAAAAATATGTGGCGCGTTCGGTCGAGGTTCTGATCAAGGTCAAAGAGGCGCGCGACACGCTCGGCGGCTTCGTGGCGATGTACGAGAGATTGCTCGAGTGGCTGCCGGATTACAGCCCGCACGCGCTCGAAGCGTTGTTGCAGGTGAATGAACAGATGCTGGAGCGGGCGGCTGAGGAATATGGCGCGAGCGATTCGACAGAGAGAGCAGACGACCCGCGAGAAGATTGACCGCGCCCGCCGCGCCGCTGACCGCGCCCGCGTGAGACTCGGCGCGGCGGCGCGGCCCGAAGCTGAACTGCCCGTCGGCGAACGACCTTTGAGCTGGTGGCGCGAGCGATGGAATAACAAGGCGATCCGCCGCACGTTCATTGAAACGCATATTCGGATCAGAAACAAATTCGGCGGGAATAAACTCGTGCCGATGCTCTTCAACGACATTCAGCAGCACCTGCACGATCACGCGACGGGGCGCGATGTGATTCTGAAAGCCCGCAAGGGCGGCGTCTCGCGCTGGGTGCTGGCTGAATTCTTTGCCGAAGCGGTGGTGCTGAGCGGGTGCCGCGTGCGCATCGTCCCGCACGATCCCGAAACCGAGAATGAACTGTTTCAGGATTTGCAGACGATGTATGAATCGCTGCCCGATCACATCCGACCGTTCACGCGCTATTACTCGAAAGAGGAAATTCTGTTTCACGATCCAGGCAAGGGGACGGTTGATTCGCGGATCACGACGGCGACGGTGCAACCCGGTCACGAAGCCAAAGGACGGGGGCAGGGCCTGACGCATCTGCACCTGACCGAAGTTCCGTTCTGGCGCGGCGACGCGACGCGGGCCGCGATGGCGCTGATCGAAGCCGCCGCCGAAGGCCGCGTGATCGTCGAATCAACCGCGAACGGGATTGACTGGTTTCATCGCGTCTACCAGCAGGGGAAGCACAGAAAAGGTGGGTGGGCCGCTTTCTTCTTCCCCTGGTGGTGGCGCAGTGAATACCGCACTGAGGGAGCGCGGATCATTCAGTTTGGCGAAGAGAGGCTGCTCCTGCAATGGGGCGACGATCTGCCCGAAGAAGGCAGCGAGGCGTATGAAAAAGCCAGGCTCAGCGCCGACGAGCAGAAATGCGCGATCAAGATTTCGCTCTTTCTCAAACGGCGCGGCTATCTCGCTGAATACGCGCGCTGGGACTGTGACGATGTCGCCGAACGCCTGGCGTGGCGGCGGGCCAAGATCGAAGAAATCGGCAAAGACTCGTTCGCCGTCGAATACCCTGAGAACGACAAGGATTGCTTTGAGCAGACCGGTCGTCCGGTGATCGCGGCTGAATATCTGAAAGTCACCTGCGCGCCAGCGGGGCCGGTCGAAGGTCATCAGTATCTGATCGCAGTGGATTCTTCGCACGGGCTGAAGAACGGCGATCCGGCGGCAATTGAGGTGATTGATCTGAGTGTGGGGCGCCAGGCGTTTGAAGAGACGTTACAGTTGCCGCCTGACCTTGTCGCCGAGCGCGTGGCTGAACTGAGCGATCAGTACAACGGGGCCGCCATCGTGCCCGAACGGAACGGGCCGGGTCTGGCGCTGATCCTGAAGCTGGTGGCGATGGGTTATGGCGAGCGGCTTTATCGTCATCTCGACATGAAGCTCAAACGGCGGATCGAAGACGGCGACCTGAACTTTGAAGAGGCAAAGGAAGAAGCGCAGTACGGCTTTCCGACGACGGGCGAAAACAAGGGGCTGCTCGGCCTCAAGCTGGAAGAGAGCGTCCGGCGCGGTTATCTGGGGCTGTCGAGCGCGGAGTTCTGTGATGAGGCCCGCACCTGCGTCTGGGATGACCGGGGCGGCTGGGGCGCTCAGTCGGGTTATCACGACGACCGGATGGTGGCCCTGGCGATTGGCAATTATGTCTGGCGGTACGAGGCCGACATGCTGCCCTCGTTTATCGGCGCGCTCCCGGAGCTGGGCGACGCCAGGTGAAAAGCGGATTTTGCGTTTAGAGGCTCAAGGCTGATTCAGGGTATCCCATATACCTGTTTTGAATTTGAGGCTGTACCGGAACGCTGGGGAACACCTTAACGACGGGATCAGCGCGAGGGCATCAGGCGCAAAAGAGGGGTCAGGAACAAAAACGAATGGCACGAGGGGACAAAACCGGAATTCTGGCGCGCCTGGGGCGCTGGCTCGCTGCGCTGGCTGCGGTCAACGGAATCCCGGTTCCCGACACGGGCCGGAGTTCAGTGGATGAATCGCTCGGTGATCGGATCAGTGGCTATCTGGCCTGGTATACCGACATCGGGCCAGGCGTGAACTTCGACACGCTGGCCTGTCTGAAGGCTCTCTGGATTGCAAACCCGGATTTGTCGCAGGCAATCCACAACCTGACGGCGCTGGCCAACACCGGGCATCAGATCGTAATTGACGCCGCGACAGGGGAGCGCGCCGGGATGGCCGTCAAGCGGCTCAACGAAGCGGCGACGCGCATCTATGCGCACTCAATCGGCGTGGACGGGCTGATCAATGACGCCATCGCTCAGGTCGCGTGGAGTGGCGCGTTCAGCCGCGAGGATGAAGTTGATCTGAAATTGCGCCGCGTGAAAAAAGTCGTCCTGGTGCCGCCGGAACAAATCCGCTTCCGGCCTGAAACGGGCGAGTGGCGCCCGTATCAGCAGCCGCGCAGCGTGTACGGCGTGCGCGATTCGCTCGGACTGGTGGCGCTCAGTCCGACGACTTATCGGTACTACGCGCTCGAACACGTTGACAACAGCCCTTATGCGAAACCGCCGTTCAGCGCGGCGCTCGATCCGATTCTCAAGACGCAGATGAATATGATCGCGTCGCTCGAACGGATTGCGGAGAAGTTCGGTTTGTTCGGCCTCTACAGCATCGAAGTCTCGCCGCCGAATCGCAGGCCGGGCACGGAAACCGAAGAGGAATATCAGAGTCGCGCGCAGAAGGTACTCAAATCAGTCCGCGAGGTCTTTGAAAAGAATCCGCTCAAAAACCTGATTGTCACCTTTCGTGATCAGAAAGTCAGTCACACGCCGGTGACGGGCGACGCGCGCGGCGTGAGCGAGATTTTCAATCTCAATGAAGAGCAGGTCTTTTCGGGACTGCATTCGATGCCCGCTTTTCACGGGCGCAACGATACGACCACTGAGACATTTGCTGATGTTGTTTTTTACATTCTGGCGGCGCAGGCTCTCAATATCCAGCGCGTCGTCAAGCGCGGCGTCGAGCGGACATACGAACTCGATCTGGCGCTGGCCGCAATCGATGTTGACGGCCTGAGTCTGAAATTCAATCCGATCCGCTCGCGCAATATGCTGCAGGAGGCGCAGGCCGATCAGACCGTGCTGGCGACGATCATTCAGGAAATCAACGCGGGCTTCATCACGGTGGACGAGGGAGCGCAGAAGCGCGGTTATGACGCCGCCGCCGATCCGCAGCGAATGAGCGGGCAAAGCGCCTTCAGCGCCGAGTTCAGATTTGATCGTGACGCGCGCCGTTACCGGCATCTTGCGCCGCGCATTGAAATTGAAACCGAACCGGGCCGCGTCATCCGCCTGGTAAAAAAAAAGACGGCAGCGAGATAGCAGCCGAACTGCTCAGTGAAGCCGAGATTGACGCGCTGCTCGACAGGTTCATTGCACAGTACCTCCGCGTGATGGGGCCGCACGAACGGCGGGCGCGCGAGCAGGCGGTGGAAAAACTGAGGAAATTTCTGGAGCAGGCCACGCCCGACGACTTTGCCACCGCTGATGATTTCGCGGATACGCTCTTTGAGCAGATTGAAACAGCCTATCAGGGCGCTTTTGAATCAGCCGCTGCCAGACGGGCTGTCCGCACGACGACGAAGCTGATTTACAGCTTCTATCGCCTGAAGGACGAAACGCCCTTCACTGACGGTTCGCCGCTCAGACTGAAATTCGGCGCTCCTGACCGGCGGGCGATCAGATTTTTTGATTCTTTGGACAACTGGTATTTCAGCGGCTTTCTCGACAACACGCGGGCCGATGAGCTGAAACGTTTTTTGAAAGCGGAGTATCTCGAACAGGGCGCGGCGCTCTTTGGCCGCGAGACTCCCGAATCGCTGGATGATTTCAGAAAGGCGGCGGGCGCGAAGCTGAAAAACATCAATGATCGCGGGGTCAAGATCATCGCGCAGCAGTCGGTGCAGCGCATTCGGAACTGGGCGCATCTGGGATCGCTCGCGCAGGCCGAATTTGAATTCTGCGCATACGTGGCGACGCTCGACTCGCGCACGACTGAAATCTGCCGGAGCATCAACGGCAAACGTTTCAGAGTCGGCGTGGCCAAACGGGCGGTTGACAAATTCACGCAGCTTGAACCGGGCGAATTCGCCCTTCATCTCTATGAATCGAACGTGGCGAAAGAATACCGCAGGAATCCGGTGGCGTGGATCGCGCAGCGAACGACCGACGGGATCGTGGATGACGACGCGATCACGCAGGGCATAGGCATCCCGCCGCTGCATATCAACTGTCGCACCAGATTGCGCGGAGTGTTTCCTGAACTGGGTGAATGATGGCACAGAAATTCGGACAAATCAGGGTTGAGGATTTGGCGCAGCGGCGGGCCAGCGTCGCGCTCCGCGTGCCCGTCAATCGCGCTTACAGCGTGCGACGGCCAGAACGAGCGGCGGGCGGCGAAGGCGCGGCTGAATTGCGCGCCGGGCAGTCGGGCGCCGCCTTGCAGGCCGAACATTACGAGCCGCTCCCGCACGAGGAAGATTACATCTATCCGCTCTTTCGGGCGCTGAGTCGCGCGGTGATCCCAGGTTACTGGCTGGATTTTACGAAGGCCGGAGTGCTGGAAGCGGCGGCGCCGCTGCTCGCCGGTCAGACGGTTTACAAGAATCACTGGGACTGGGATGTCGAATCGTGGATCGGCGTGGTCAACGCCAGTCAGTGGGACGCGAGCGGCGAGGCCGTGGGCGGGATTCCAGGGATCAACGTCGAGCTCAAAATTGACACGATCAAATGCCCGGCGATTGCGCGCGGGCTGCTGATCGAACCACCGGCGATTCACTCGGTTTCGGTCAAGGTCATGTTCGTCTTTGAGTTCAGTCATCCGAAGCTCGATGAAGAGGGCCTGTTCTGGCGGATCCTGGGCCAGGAAGTGGATGGCGAGATCGTCCGAATGGTCGTGACTGAGATTACCGGCTTCGGTGAACTCAGCCTGGTCAATCGGGGCGCCGACAAGCTGGCAAAGAAGCTCCCGACAAATCAGCCGATGGATGAGGACGATGACGACGAAGTTGATTCGGATGATGAAGTCGAAGCCGACACGAAGAAAAAGAAACGCGCGATGTCCGCGCCAGACAAAGGAGAGACGACAGTGAAACTGACAGCAGAACAAATCGCCGCGCTGGGGCTGAAGGGCGAAGCGGGGCAGGACTTTCCTGAAGCGACCGTGCTGGGCGCGGTTGAGACGCTGGCCGAGCGGGCGCGGCTCGGCGCCGAGATGGTCGCAGCGCAGCGCACCGAGTGCCGCGCGCAGGCGCGTCTGGCGGCAGGCGTGCCCGAAGACGGCAAGCTCGCCGTCGCCGTCGAACTGGCGATCAGCGCCGCGACGCCGGAGCAGTTACGCGAGATGACCGCCGAATTCGCGGCCCAGGCCGCAGAGAAATTTCCACAGACCTGCCAGAGCTGCGGCAAAGCAGCGCTCGCGGGTCGCAGCAGCGTTGAGACCGGGGCCGTCGAGACGCCGCAGAAAAAGCCGGTGATTGTCCGCCGGTCAACTCTTGGTTAGTCCTGTCACAGGACGATCAAAACAACCAATCACTTCACAGGAGTCAAAGACAATGGCGAACAAATTTCCCTTTTCCTGTCACGGCCTGGCGCTCAGCGGGACGATTGCGGCGGTCGTGGAGCAGAACCGGCTGATGAAAATTTCCGCCGATGAAACCTTTGCCGAGGCCGGGGCGAATGAGTTTGTGGCGGGTCGCCTGGTCAAAGTCCCGGACGCGGCGAACGGCCTCGGCACAGTCGAGACGCCCTTCAAGGAACTGGTCGAGATCGTCGGCAGCGGCGCGCTCGTGGCGGGCGGCTTTGTCAAAATGGCGGCGGCTTCGGGCGGCAACCAGCGCGTCACGGCCTGGGTGGATGGCACGGATTCGATCACGCGCCTCTATGGCATCGTTTTCAAGGGCGGCGCCGACGGCGCGACCGTCAAAGTCCTCGTGTTCTGAGTCGGCCCTTAACCTTCAAATCTGGATTCAATCAGGAGACAACAATGATCGTCAAACAAGCAAAGACCACCAACGGGTTGCGCGGCAAGGTTGCCGCGCTGATGGCCGAACTCAATCAGACGCGGCTCGGACAGCTCACGCTCGGCGAGGATGCCACGCCGCAGCCCGTCGAGCTGAGCCTGCGCGAATTCCTCGCCGCCAGATATGACGGGATGGAATTTGAGGCGCTGCTGAGTGAACTCGGCATTGATGAACACCGCACGACGGTGGATGACCTCTATGCCGACCGCGACAACGCGCATCTGATGCCGGAATTCGTCCTCGCCGGAATGAAGCGCGGGCAGGCGCTCTCAGCCCTGCCGGGCGAAGCGGCGCTCAATCCGGTCACTTCCAATTATCCGACCAGCGCGATCAATCGCTTTCTGACGCCGGAGCAGTTCTTCGATCCGATCAGGACGAGTGTGATCAAACGCGCCTACTGGCAGCAGCTCATCGCCCGCAGCGAACCGGTCAACAGCGATTCGCCGAATGTGCCTTACATTGATGTGAGCGATGCCACGACGCGCGAAATCACCGAAGGCGCGACCAAAGCAAAAGGCACGGTCAGCAGCAGCTCAAAGAACATCAAGCTCAAGAAATACTCAACCGGCATCGGCGTGACTTACGAAACGATCCGGCGCGTGTCGCTCTCGTGGGTGTCGCTCTTTTTTGAAGACGCGGGCCGTCGGCACGCGGCCAAGAAAAACAACAACGCAGTCCTGACGATCATCAACGGCGACACGCCTGATCTGGCCTATGCGGCGGCGGTGATCGGCGTCGAAAACACGGCCAACGGCTTTACGTGGTTCGATCACATCAGGATTCTGGTGCAGCTCGAAGAACTCGGCTTTATGGCCACCGCGATTGTGGCGAGCAAGGAGATGGCCATCGTCCTGCTCAATCTGTCGGAGTTCAAGAACAATCAGAACGCCGGAAGCAAGCTGGCGATGCTCAGCCTGCAATCGCCGCTGCCGGTGAATTTCAACCTCTTCATCAGCTCGAAGCTGACCGCCAGCAAGATGGCGTATCTCGACACGTCGGTCTCAATGATCGAAGCCTTCGAGCAGGCGCTGACGCTCGAATCGGAAAAGATCATTGCCAAAGACATCTTCGATACTTACGCCACCGAATGGAGCGGTTTTGTCAAGTTCCGCCGCGACGCCAGCGTGATCGTGGATCAGAGCATCACCTTCGCGGCCAATCCCTTCCCCTCGTTTATGGTTCCGATTGAAGACTGATCTCCTTGCGGGTCAGGGTTAGGACACTCCGGGCAGTGGCCCGCGCGCTGCCCGTTCTTTTGAGGCAAATATGGCAAAGAAACAAACAGACGAAACGACTCCGAACGACGCGCCGCCTGAAACGGGAGCGCCTGCAATCAGTGTGGAGTATGTGAAGCTGGCCAATGAAGATGTGGGCTTCATTGATCCTGATACGCGCTTTGACATTTCGCGCTCGCAGGTCAGGGAACTCAAACCGCCCGTCGGGACGATGACGGCCCGCCTGATCGCCAGCGGCGCGCTGATCAAAGTCAGCGGGCCGGCAGAGAAGTCTGAGTAATGGCCGAGAACACGCTCAACCAGGTCAGCGATCTCGTGGAGCTGCACAACATCAGTCCTGATATTCTGCCGCGCCAGCTCGAAGCGTGTCTGCAAACGGCGCGGCGGCGACTGATCGAATGGGTGGGTCAGGCGGCGTATGATGACGCGCTGCTGGCTGGCAACGCGGTCAATCAGGCGCGGAGCGACGACCTGACGCTGGCTGAAGCGCGGCTGGCGATGGCCTTTGCGATCACGAGCCTCAACGCCAACATCACGCCGAAGGGAATGGTCAGCGAGGCGCGCGAAGAGGGTAACCGAGTGATCAAATACTTCGGCCCGGCGGAAACGCTCAAATACAAACAGAGTTTTCTCGACGAGGCGGCGGAATTCGCCCGACCATACCTCCTCGCCGCGTTTGACAACGCCGAGGAACGAGTCGGCCTCGTGGATTTTGTGACTGTCTGATGGCGCGTTTACGGATCATCGTGGATACCAGTCAGGTTGCGGCGCTCGCCGACGAGCTGCGGCGCGCATCTGAGGTCGGCTTTCGCCGCGTGGTCGAACGCGCCGAACAACTGCTCCGCACTGAAGCGCCGAAGGTGACGGGCAATCTGCGCCAGGGCGTGAGCAGCGATGTGGAAATCACGCCGACGGGCGCGACCGCTGACCTGATCGTGTCGGCCCGTCGGGCGAGGCGGGGCGCGCGCCAGGCGCTGCTCCATCAACCTGATGGGACGACGCGAACAATCAGACTGCGGGCGCAGGCAGCGTTTGATTACGCTGAAGTCGTGGCGCGGGGCCGTGGCGCGATTCATCCGAAAAAAGCTCGCGCGCTGCTGATCCCGGTCGGAGCGCCGCTTCAGCACGAGGCATACATCGAAGCGGGCGGACAGTTCTTCATCGTCCGCAGATCGGCCAGGGCTGTGCCAGCGAACCCTTATGACGAACGCGCGGCGCGGAAGCTCGAAGGCGAGATTGAAACGATTATGACCGCGCAGCTTGACAAGGTACTCGACGCGCAATGACCCCTGAAACCGCGATCTTTGAGTTTCTCTCGGCGCTCGTGGCAGAAACCGGCGCGCCCGATCCGCTCGCAGAGATTGACCTGCACGACACCGAATATCAGCAGTTCCAGCGCGGGGTTGATCGCGGCGTGCGGATCAGCGAAGCGACCGGCTTCACCGGGCCAAAGCCCGATGGCGCGGTCGGCGAATGGGATGTCCAGTTCTTTCTGACCTGTTATGCGCGGGTCACGGGCAAGGATAAAACCGAGCGGCTCGCGGCGCGCGAAGCGGCGGCGGAACTCGGTCACGCGGTGCTGGGGCGCATCTATGCTGATCCATCGCTTGGCGGGCGCGTCTGCAGCGCGCAGCCGGGCCGCTTCATCCGCGATTTCGACACGCTCGACAACGCCGATTATTACGCGACCTTTGAAATTCCTCTGGTCGTCAACCCAACGGGCAGGCGATTGCCTGCGCCTTTCAGTGTGGAGTGAACGATGAAGATCAGATTTCACGACAGATGCGAGAAAGCCGAAATTGACATCGGCAGCGGCCTGTACCGGCGCACGTTCAGGGCCAGTGAACAACCCTTTGAAGTGACTGACGACGAATGGCTGGTGTTGCAGCAGATCAGAGATAACTGGACGGAAACGACCGGCAGGGGCAAAGAGAAAGTTGAAGTCGTCAAGAGCGGCCCGCTCTTTGCCCTGCTCGAAGCAGCCGTGCCAGAGGCTCAGCCTGAGCCGACGCCTGACATCGAAGGCCCGCAGCAGTAAACCTCATCTTCCTGGACAGGAGAACAGACAATGCCGACCAATACCGAGGGCAAAGAGTATTTCATCAGCCGCATCCCGGAAGCGTCATACGACACGCCGGTGCCGATTGTCGGGACGAACCCGAAAAATTACTGGAAGCTCCCCGTGTCGCGCGAGGATCAGCCGGTTGATTATGAAGTCCGCACCGCTGATGACAGCGATGTGGCGACGGGCAGCAATTTCGCGCGCAACCAGTACATCACCGAACACGATGCGCGGCTCCCGATCAACAATATGCGCTGCGACGCGCTGCTGATGCCGCTCTTTCTTTATTCCGCGCTCGGCGCCATCGCCAGTTCGTCATTCAGCGGCGGTGACGCCTCGGCCAAACGGCATCTGATCACTCCCGCGTCGCCGAAAACAGTGCAGCAGCTTCCGCCATACACGCTGATCGAACAGATTCTGCCGACCGAGGATTTCCAGTGGCCGTCGTTCGTGCTGGATCAGCTCGATCTGAGCGGCGACGCCACCGACATCGTGCGGATGAATCACCAGTGGATCGGCAGCGGGCGCCAGGTCGCGCCCTCGGCCTTCACTCCGGCGACACACGCTGAAGCCGAACCCTCGCGCATTTTCTTTTACAACACGCAATCGGCGCTGACCATCGCCGACGCCGGAGGCGCGAATCCCGCAGCGGTCGGCTGCAAGCTGCGTAACTGGGGCATCAGCATTCAGAATAATCATCAGGCCGATGACGGGTATCTGCCGCAGTGCAACAAATTCGTTGATCCGGCCAACAAGGAGCGGGGCATTTATCGCGCGCGTTGTTTGCGCGGGCGGCAGGTGATCACGCTGCGGTTCACGGTCGAAGCCGAAGCCGGATCAACCTTCATCAATGACCTCAAAATACAGAAGCCACTGGACTGGTCGCATCTGATGGACGGCCCGCTGATCGCCGGCGCCGCCACCAAAACCAATCAGGTCAGACTGCACGCCTTTCTGACCCGCTATTCGGCGCTGCGCCGCAGCCAGAGCGGCAACATTCTCCGTTACGAAATCGAATCGAAGGTGATGGAGGATTCGTCAGGCAATACCTTTGAAGCCGACTGCCAGAACGCGCAGGCTTCATACACTGTGTAAAGGAACCAATGGAAACAGCCCTTGAGACAACTCTGTTCGACGCTTCAGTCGGCAACACTATTGAATTCACGGTTGCGCGGCGCGGCCAGCGTTTTACTGTGAAGCATCATTTCAAGGCGTATGACGATGAGGAATTCATTCAGTACGAAATCGCCTGCGCGCGCAAACTGACTGAAGCCGACGCCGAAGAGACGGCTGTCGCCAGATCATTCAGACTGACGAGCGAAGCCCTGCGCGCGGGCAAACAGTTCTGGGAGCGCCTGATCATCGAAATCATCGGTTACGTCGCGTCGCCGGACTGGCGGGCGCTCACGCTCCTGCGCTTCACTCAGGACTGCCTGTTTGCGCTCGACAATTATTTCGGCGTCCAGATCGTCCCGCTTCCGGCGGCGCCCACACACGAAGCCCTGAGTTATGTCGCCGAGGATGAAGCCGAGCATCATCTGCTTGCGCCGTTTTACGGTCAGACAGTTGTGACAAAACACTTCCTCCGGCAACCGTCGGCAGAGGATTTCGAGCGGTATGAAAATCTGCGCGGGGCGTCAGTCGCCATCGGCGGCACGCGCTATGGCCGCGAGGAACGCCTGATCCCGTCACGGGCGCGGGCGAAGGGGAAACTCTACGGCGAGCTGCTGATCAGGACGGAAGGGTATCAGGGACTGCCGCCGCTGCATCATCAGGTGGCGATCATTGACGCCCATTTCGCGCCGCAGCAGGAACTGATTCTGGGGGAATCCGCAGCGCCTTCATCAATGCCATCCGCGAGCGCGTGAAGCGGCTCTATGAAGGCGCGGGCGGCGCCGGCGTCTGTCCCGGCGAGCAGGATTGCGATGATTTCAGGGAGGCGTATGACGATCCCGGAATTGATAAACAGACCGGCAGGCGGATCGGCAAAGCGGGCGCGTGCATTCAGTGCCCGCTGCGCCAGACGAAACCGCAGCCGCTCGTTACGCTCGGCCCGACGCCACGCCTTGAGCAGTGGGTGGCGCGGATTGAAGAGTTGTATTCGTGGCGACTGGCCGGATGGCGGCCCGATCCGGCGCGTCTGACGCCGGTGGAATGGCTGGGGCTGCGAACGTGGTTTGCAGAAATCGAGGCGTGGGAGCGGTCATTGCGGATCGCTCAGACTCAGATTCCGCAGTTCCGCTTATGAGCCGGGGCATCGTAACAAGGGCACGGTGCAAGGCGCAGCAGCAGGCGCGCCCGGCTCGCCTGATTATGAACGCGCTTTTTTGACAATCACGATGCTGTGAATTTCTCCAGAGTCTTCCTTTACTGGCAGGGCGAGGTAGAAGAATGAGCGATCCTGAAATCGGACTGATTTCTTTGCACTCTTGTTATTTGCAACCAGATCGTAGCGCGCTGAAACCTCGGCATTGAATGCTGCCCTGATGACATCGCGGCAGGCCTGGACAAAGATCGCATCATTGCGCGGCAACATCGGCTCAAGGAAGAGGGCAACAGCCCGGTCGTTTTCGACTCGATATTGAAACTTGTATGAGCCTGATCTGCCGGACTGCTCTGCCGCAGTAGAGGAAGTTGCCGGAGTCGGAGAGTTGAGTTTGAGATTTGCCTGAACATCACATCCGGCAATCACCAGAGAGCAGAGTGTCAGGCTCAGCAGTGTTTTCATAATGGCCTCAAAATTCATTCCAGTTCGATTGACTTTGGATACCGGATCGGCGGAGCGATCTGCGCGCCGCTTTGTCAATACAGTATCGCAGATCGGAACAGAAGGGCAGGCGTCAACGACCAGATTCAACAATGCGCTCGACAAGGTGGAGACCAAAAGCGTTTCCACGACCGGCAGAGTCAGAGCGGCCTTTGGTCAGTATTTGAGCGCAACATTTTTTGCAGACCTCGGCGCTCAGGCCGCAACTGCGTTCATTTCCGCCGCGCGTCAACTGGTGAGCGACGCAATCAGACTGTCACAGGAAACAAGAAACGCTTTTCTCGGATTGTCCTCACTGGCTACGTTCAAGGGCGTGGATGCGAAGGTTGCGACTGAGAGCGTCAAAAATCTCGATCTCGTCAAAAAGGGACTGCTCGAAGTCGGCTCGACTTCCACCGCCCTCAAGAACCTGCTGGCTGCGGGATTCTCGCTCGAAGAATCAATCACTCTGGTCAAACGCCTGGCTGATGCTGCTGCTTTCGGGCGCGCTGCTCACCTGTCTTTATCTGAAGCGGTTGAGACTGCGACTCAGGGTATCAAGAATCAGAATTCTGAACTGGTGGATAACTCCGGGGTGACAAAAAACCTCTCGGTGATTCTGAAAGAACGGGGCTTTCAGCTTGAGGATTTGACTGACAAGCTTAAGGGCGCTGCGGCGCGCGAAGCCTTATATAAGGGCCTGCTCGCTGAAACTGCCGGGCAGCTTGGCGACACAGACAAGTTACTGAACACTTACACCGGGTCAGTGCTGCAGCACGAAGCGGCTCAGCGACAATTGCAGGTGACACTCGGCGATGTTATTACGCAGTCACCCGCGATCATCAATGCGAACAAAGCCCAGGCGGAGCAGCTCAGGAAACTGTCGGAGGAAACCAGAAACGGCGCTTCTGAAAATTCGCAGTACCTCGGCACGATCATCAAAATCTATGCTGTCCTGAAATCACAGGTCATCCCCTTTACGAACTTTTTCATTGCCACTCAGGCCGCATTGGCGAAATCACTGATCGCGCCCTTCAGAGTCGGGATCAGCGTACTGACTTCATTTGTGAGCGCGGCGCTTGCCATCGCGCAATCGGCCCAGACGAAAATCAGCAACCTGATTCGTTCCGGGATTAATAAGGTGATTGAGGGGCTGGAAACGACAGGAACCAAAGAACTGGCCGAACGCGCGCTCGGCATTACGCTGCGCAGAGTCGAACTGATCCCTGAAACGGCAATAAACATTGCCGGTCGGCTGGGCGCGCTCAGAGATGATGTTGCTGGAATCTTCTCTGGGATCAAACAAAGCCTGACCACTGGGATCAATGCTGCGTTCGATGGCGCCAAAGCATACAGCCAGCTTGGAGCCGCAGTTGAAGAAGTCAATAAGGCAGCCAGAGAGGCCACGAATAATCAGGATGCTGCGGGCAAGGCATCAAAGACACAGGCCGGGAATCATCGTGAAGCTGCTCTGGCTGCGAGCCGCGAAGCCGATGCTCTGAGCAACCTGGTGGAACTGAGACGTGAATTATCTTCAGCCGCAGTGCAGGGGCCGAATCAACGAAACCTGTCAGAGTTGGAAAAAGCTGCTGATAAGGCCAGAGGGATTATTCTGAAGGCGCTGCCCGATGCTCAGGCGCAAAAAGGGCAGACACTTGGCACGTTCGATTTTCTGGAAAAGTTCACGCCGGAAAAATTGAGGGCACAGGTCAAGGCTGTCCTTGATGTGGCAAACGGACTGGATTTCACGAAACAGCGCAGGGAAATTGAAGAGTTCACCAAAGCCGCGAGTGAAGCCCTGGCCAGCATCAAAATAGAAGAGCTCAATGACACGGGGCCGCTCGATGCGGCGCTCGGCAAGCGGCTGGCCGCGCTCAGCGATCTGCAAAGCAGCCTGCGGATTGGCGGCGCGGAGATCGAAGGCCAGCGTCTGCGCGGGCTGATTACCGAACAGCAGGCGCGCGATCAGATCATCCTGCTCGAACGCAGACAGCGTGATGAACTGTTGCGGCTGCTGGATGTCGAACTCGCGCTGGCCGAAATTACCGGCGATGTGAGGGCGATTGATCAGTTGCGCGAACAGATCGCCGAGACCAGAAACCTCGGCGCGGAACTGACCCGACAGGAAGAGATTCGGCGGCGGCTGGCCGATCTGACGATCCTCGACACGTCGCGCCTGAATGAAGGCGTTGAGGATTTGCTGGCGTCGCAGAAATCAATCACCGAAACGCTCAGCGACTTCCGCCGCAACAGCGTCGAGCAGACTTTTACGGCGCTCGACAAGGCGGTTGACAAGCTGGCTGAACGCTTCGGCGTGGCGAGCGACGCCAGCAAACAACTGCTCAAGGATTTACTGCGGCTGGCGACGACGAAGCTGCTCGAAAAGGTTTTCAATCTGCAATCGCCTGGCACTGTGAATATCGGCGGCGCTCAGCAGAGTCGCGGCTTCAATCCCGGCGGTCTGATTCAGCAGGCACTGTTCGGCGGCAATGGCGGCGCGGGCGGAACAGGCGGCTTTACGACGCCTCCGTTTGTGCCGCAGTCAGCGGCGGGCGGGAATGCGGGCGGCGGCAGTTCGACTGGTTTCAGCCTCGGCGGATTCAATCTGAAACAGATCGGCGGATTTTTCAAAGGGATCGGCGGCGGGATCGGCAGACTCTTCGGGCTGGGCGGAGCGAAAGCCGCTTCATCAGCGGCGGCGGGCGCGCTGCCGATCAGCGATCTGACGAACTTTGCGCTCAGTCAGAAACTGGATACTTCGGGGCTGGCCGCGCGCGGGATCAGCGCCGGGCCATCGGCGGCGGCAAGCCTCGGCGCGACGGGGCTGCTCGCGGGTGGCGGATTGCTCGGTTCGCTGCTCGGCGGGCAATCGCAGTTCGGCAAGCTGCTCGGCGGAGTTGGCGGCGCGCTTGGCGCTGGTGCATTGGGCGCAACCGGAATCTTCGGCGGTGGCATTGCGGCGGCATTGCCTGCGTTGTTTTCAAATCCGATCACGGCGGTGATTGCGGGCGGGCTGCTGCTCGGCGGCTTTCTCCTGGGGCGGCGGGCCGCGCGGGAACTGAATGATTACAAGCGGCTGATCAAAGGCGAATACGGGATTGAGGTGAAGGACAAGCAAGTCCTCCAGCAGGTGCGCGAGATCGGCAAACAGACCTTTGGCAAAGAATATCGCCGTCATCAGCTCGAAACAATTCGCCTGGATGACGTGAAGTCATTGCTCACGAGTTACGCCGAAAGCACCGGGCAGGCGAATAACAAACTGATTCAGGCAAAGCAACTGAGCGATCCGTTTGACGCGCGCAATCAGTTCGTCGCGCGTGAATTCGGCGGGCCGGTGCTGCCGGGGATTCCGTACCTTGTCGGCGAACGCAGGCCCGAAGTGTTTGTCCCTGACAGGCCGGGGCGGGTGGTTCCTTCAATTGCTGCCTTCACCAGCGGGCAAAGTGGCAGTAGTGAGAGTGAGCAGCTCCGAGCGGAGATGCGCGAGATCGGCAAACAGACCTTCGGCACGGAGTATCGCAAAGATCAGCTCGAAACGATCCGCCTGGATGACCTGAAGTCATTGCTCATTCAGCCGAAGCAACTCGGCGATCCGTTCAAGGCGCGCAATCAGTTTGTCGCCCGCGAATTCGGCGGGCCGGTGCGACCGGGCGTGGATTATCTGGTCGGAGAGAAGCGCGCCGAAGTGGTCAGATTCCAGGCGCCGGGCGCTGTCTTTCCAAGTGTGGCCAGCGCCGGAGCGTCGGGCAGATCGGCGGAGCTCGCCGAACTCCGGGCCGATTTGCGGGCGCTGAGTCGCGCGATGATGGCGATGCAGGAAGAGATGATCACGACTTTCAAACCGTTCCGCGCGGCCACGCCGGGCGAAGTCCTCGTCAAGGCCATCGAGCAGCAGCCCGACGCCGTGCCGGGCGCAGTCTCGGAATCGGTGCGCGGCGGTGATCGCTTCGGGATCAGAGCGAATATTTATGGAGTGTGAGCGTGGGACAGGAAGCGGGGATCATTCTCAGTCCGGCAGGCTCGGCTTATGAAAAGCTGATCGTCTGTTATTCCTTTGAAGTCGTGGTGAAGGAAGTTTCGGATGAGATCGTTCACGATTTCGGGAATGGCTTCGACGCGGTGCTGGAGACAGGTTTTTCAGAGCCGCTGAGGTATTACACGCTCAACTATCGCACGCTGCCACAGTGCGTACAGGCGGAACTGCTGATTGACATCGGCGACGGACTGACAATGACTCCGGCGCATTATTACACTGATTTCCTGCGGCGGCACCGGCAGCGCAAGCCGTTTCTGATTGACGATCTGCTGAGCGGGCAGGAAACGCTGGTCAAGCTCGCGGGCAATGAATGGGAATACCGGCTGACCGCGCCCTGGCTGTGGTCATCAGTCGCCACTTTCCGCGAATGGCGTGGAAGCGGCGAAACGATTGACACGCAGGAACTGGCCGCGAGCGCCGCCAACCCGGCGCAAATCTGAAAGACGTGAACAGAAGGAAACCACGAAGCAGCGAAGGACGCGAAGCAGCCAGCTTCTCCCTCTTCGTGTTCTTCGTCAGCTTCGTGGGACTCGCAATGAATCTGGAACTGATCACTCCTGAACAGGCCGCGCTCATCAAACGCGATGAGGGAATGCAGGCGTGCGAGCTGGTCACGATCAAATGGCCGGATGGCGAAAGAGTGTATGCGTGGTCGGACTGGCGACAGGATCAGGTCTATCGTGCGCCGCTCGAACGCTGGCTGGCCGGACGCGGCTTTGAAGTGGCCTTTCTGCGCAACGACCGGCCCGGCCCGGAATGTTTTCACCAGATCCGGAAAAGTTCGTCAATCAGCGATGATCAGGCTCAGATGATCTTCAGCGATCTGCAAAAAACCTTTCGCAACCGGATCAGAATTTACGGCACAGGTCAGAGAGTTGAATTTTTCAGATTCTTTCCGACACTCGATCTGGCGGTGAGTCTGTGGCACGGGCATCTGGCGCGGGCAAAGCGCAGAGTCGGAGTGGTGGAGGTCACAGTCAGCGCAGGCTTCAGTTCGCCGCAGCGGATCATTCCCGGCAGACCCTTCACGAGCGAATGCCAGGCGATCTATCCGCCAGAGATGGGGCTGACTGACCTCGTGGAAATCCAGCGACTGCCCTGTGAATACGACCGTCATGCGGGTGGCAATGCCGGTAACCTCGACAGCAGCGGCGAGCCGATCACCTTTTGTGAACACACGCGCGCGAACTGCACGACGATCTGGGGCGATGACAGCCGATACCTGGCCGTTGATGTGACGACGGAAAACACGCTCGTCGGCGCCGGGCAGCACAAGACGGTGAGCGCGACGATTGACAACCGGCTGAGGTTGCAGGGCGCGCGGCTCGGCGTGCCGTATGGGCGCTGCGCGGCGCTCGAACCACGCCTGATTCAGTTTCGGCGCGAGGAACCGCCAGGGAGCAACAAGAGCATCGGGACGCTGGTCACTGAATTTGCCGTGGGCGAAGGGCCGATTGTCGGGATTGATTCGGCCACTGTCGAAACGATGGGCAGGCTCAGGCCCGAAGGCGTGATCGTCCGCAATGGGACGAAGCAGCAGACGGGGACAGGCTTCACGGCCAACAGCAAGGGGCACAGCCTGACGATCAAATATCGCCACGACCTGAACCCGATTGATCCGCGTTACATTGACGCCGATCAGATCAGGAGCAAATGCAAAATTAGCGGCGGGCGCAACACGCTCAGGATCGTCCAGCCGGACGGCACGTTTCAGGAAGGCTATTCGGAAAACGCGCTCGACGTGCTGTTTGATCTGCTGACTGACAAGCGGTACGGAATGAAATATGACCTCTCGACTTTCCCTGTCGCTGATCTGCAATACACGCGCGAATGGGCAGCCGGGTGGGTTGAGTTCACTGATGATTACGGGCGGATGCGCATCTGTCAGCGGGCGCAGTTCAACGGATATGTGGCGCCGGGTCAGGCGAGCGAAGTGATCAACGGCCTCTGTCTGGCCACGCGGATTCTGCCGCCGTTCGCCTTCGGCCAGTTTGAGCGGCTGATCCCGCTGGATCGCGTGGAACTGGCCAATATCCCTGAATTCACTGATCGCGGGCGCGCTCCGACGATTCTGCTCCAGCGCGGGCATACGACGCTGGAAATTGATCCAGTCCCGGATGACCAGCTCGTCAATCAGGTGCTGCTGATTTACACCGACAGTTCGATTGATTTTGCGCCTCGACAACTGACCCTGAAAAACGTCACGCAGCAGCGGCGCGCAGGGCGTGCGCGCGGTGATACGACTGAATATGTGGTTGAGAAATCTTATTCAGTCGTCGGCCCTGTGACGGAAAACGAAGCGGTCAGGCTGGCAATGTTTTTGCGCGATCTGGGGCCGCTCGACAGCGGCGGGATCAAAAACAACTGCCCGATCAGCTTTCTGACTCCGGCGTGGTGGTCTGAGGCGCTCTCGCTGCATCAGGGCAAGGTGATCAGAGTGCTGAGTGATGAACTCGCCGATTACAACGAAGAGACTGGCCGACCTTTTGAATACTTTCGCGTGCTGGACATTGAGATCGGTACAAACCAGTTGGCGCGTGTCAGGGCCATCGCTTATCCGGTGGATTACTTCGCGCGAATGGATCAGCCATATACGGGAGCGACGCCTGAGCCGGGTACGACACCCGATCCGGTCTTTACCGGGAACCCTGATACCTCGATTGAATATGGTGGCTCGACAGTTTTTCTGACGTGATGATTATGAAAGTATTGCTGACAATCCTGATTCTGCTCCTGCTGACTGCGGCGGCAATGGCACAGACGGCGACGGCTGATAATAAGGTCGTGACGGTCTCGAACGCCGGATCAACGCCGATTTTTTTGAGCGGCACAGTCCCCGCCAATTACACCATCCAGTTCCAGACAGCCCCGACGTGCGGCATCTGCGCAGCTCCGGCGCACGGTTCGATCAGTCCCTCAACCGGCGCAACGGGCGTCGTCAGCTACAGCCCGACTTCGGGATATACCGGGCCTGACAGCTTTGAATATCAGGTGGTCGGAACTCCGGTCGGCGGGGGCAGCACGATCACGAGCGCAAAGGCCACAGTCACGATCACCGTGACGAACGCCAAAACGACGGTCACGGGTACATTGCGCAATCCTGACGGTTCACCGCGTTCGGGCAAGATCACCTGGATTCTGACGCAGGCGGCAGCTTCATCGCAGGGAATGACACCCGCGATGGCTTCGGTCAGCGCCACGCTCGATGTCAACGGCGCCTTCACGGTGCAGTTGTACCCCAGCACCTATCTGCAACCGCAGTCATATTACCAGGCCTGGTATTCGGCTTTGGGCACGAGCAACCAGGCGCTCCGGCGCGAGCTGCTCGGCATTTATGAAATCCCTCCGGCGACAGGCTCAGTTGATTTCAGCGCGGCGCGGGTAATTGACGCCGCGCTCGAATCGCGCTTCGCCTTTTGTACGCCCTCGTGCGTGCGTGCGATTTTATCGGAGGGCGCGAGCGGGAGTTTGCCAGGGGACAACACCTCAACCGGCTCAGTGGTGCTTAATGCGGATACGGATACGGATGGCAACGGCGAGGTGCTGATCCAGACGCGCGGGACAACCCGAATTCAGGTTGAGAACTCAACCGGGCTGGTTAATTTCACAGGCACACAGATTAATATCGGAACTGCGTTTGCGACTTCGGGATTGAATTTCAATCTGTGCGTGGGTAACTCAGGAACGAAACCGTGCATTCGCTACAACGGCACCTTGAGCGAATGGCAATACAGCAATAACGGCACGGCATACAGGAATTTTCAGACCCTGCCTTATGCTGATTTCCCGACTCAGTCACCTGCGCCGGGTGTGTCACCAGCAAGTACGCTCAGAATGTACTGGGACGGCGCTACATTCCAGTGCAGCAGCAGCACGGGGCCGTATGCGCCCTGCAGCTTTGGCGGCGCGAGCGCTGGGGTCAGTTCTTTGCAGGGCCTCGCGGGCGTACTGACCTTGAATATCGGCGCGACGGGTACAGCTCCGGCGTGGGCAGCAGCCAGTGGGGTGATCACGCTCAATCTGCCCGATGCGGGGCAGACGATCACACGAGGCCTGATCACGAACGCGACGCAGCAGGTGTGGGGCGAAAAGCTCCTGATGGATGGGGCACGGATTTTCGCCGGGGCTGGTGGCAATCCTGTGGAGGTGAGCAGTTTCATCAACCAGAGCGGCACCAATTCGGCTTCACATGTCACGTTCAGGACAATCTCGACTGTATTTGGCGGCCCCAGTTTTCAGGTAGTGAACAGCGGGAATGTGGTCATAGGCGGTGCAGCCGCTCTGGCCACAACCGCTACTGATGGATTTTTGTATCTGCCAGTTTTGTCGGGTAGTCCCACCGGGATCCCAACTTTCTTCACCAATCGCGGGCCGCTGGCGGTGGAATCGGATACCGTTGGCGGCAATTACAGGGTGTGGGGATACCTGAATGGAGCGTGGCGGAATCTGTCCGGGGGTGGCAGCGGCGCGGCAGGATCAAACGGGCAACTGACTTACAACAATGCCGGCACGGCGGCAGGGCTGTCAGGCAGCAGTGTCAGCGGCTCCAATCTGACGCTGGGCGGGACACTGACTCTCTCGACACTGGCGGCGAACAGGCTGGTGTACACGGGCACAGGGGGCTTGCTGAGTGTGGATGCGGGGGCGACCACAAATTTTTCCACTTCGAGCAGCCCCGATTTGTACACGATTTCACTGGGTAGTAATGGCGGCGCAGACGGGACTACTGCTGCGGTGAATCTGCACTGGTATGGCACGACCGGACTGAGTGGGTCAAACGCAGGGAATCTGCTCAGGCTCTATCGTTACAGGGGTACGCCCTCAGCCCCTGTCGCTGTGAATAGTAATGACACGCTGGGCGGGATTGAGTTTTTCGGGTATGAGGCGGCGAGCGGCCTGGGCAGCGTGCAGGGAGCAGCGATTCTGGCGCGCGCGGTGGAAAACTGGGGACTGAATCCGCACGGCGCAGCCCTTGATTTTTATACCACGATCCCGACGATCACGACGCTCGTTCAGACAGTAAGGATGGATCACGACACCAGTTTTAATTCCTATCTGCGTCTGTGGGATCAAACAAGTGGGGCTTTCACAGGCGGGTTGCGACGCTCAGACAGCAATGACGCTTATGAATGGAGCAATGACGGGACGAACTGGCAGAACATGGATCAGCCTCGCTCACTGACCTTCAGCAACCTCGGCACCCCTGCTAACGCCAATTTTCGCTATTGCTCAGATTGTCAGGTGACGAGCGGCGCAGATAACACTTGTACGAGCGGCGGCTCAGGCGCTTTCGCCATGCGGATCAATGGCGCCTGGAGATGTTTCGCGTTGCAGAACTGACAGATATATGAACAGGGAACTAAAAAAAATCCTAGCTGAGGCTCTCTGGCTGGTCTGGTTGACAGCCGTGCTCTGTGTTTTGTCCCAGGCGCAGTCATTGCCCCAGGCGACTGTGACGGGGACGGCCTACGATCCGCAGGGCGCCGTTGTCCCGAACGCGACGCTCAGAATCGTCAAGGGCTACGTGCCGGGCAAGCTCGTTTCGATTTCAGCACGGACAGTGACAGCAAACGCGAGTGGCGTATTCAGTTTCCCCTTGCCGAAGGGCGCGATCATCTGGATCAGCGGGAATTATTTCGGCTTCGACAAGTGCGGGCAGGCAGGCTGTCAGGTCAAATTACCTGACGATGATCCCAACTCTACAGCGGACGATAACGTCACACTGGAAACGCTGGGCGCCAGCCTCCTGACTGGCTACAGTGTGAGCGTGATTCCAGTTGTCAGCGGTCAGAGCAAGATCGCTGTGAAGAACGCGGGGACGTTACTCAGTTCGACCATCAGCACACTCAATTTCACTGGCGCGACGATCACAGAATCACCGTCCGGCCAGGCTAATATCACGATCACAGGCGGCGGTGGCGGCGGCTCGCTGACAGTCGAAGAGGCGGACGGTTCGCCTGCGGTGGCGAGCGTGACCACGCTGCGCGCGAATCAGGCGCAGGGACTGACCGTGACGAATCCGGCAGGGGGAATTGCGCAACTGAATCTCTCAGGTGTGCCCTACAGCGCGCTTGCGCTCACTGGCTCGATCCTCAACGCGGACATCAACTCTGCTGCGAATATCGCGCTTGCAAAACTCGCGACGGGCACGCTGATCCCGACCAGCGTGGTCAATGACACGAACGTAACCGGCTCGCTGGCGGCGAATACGATCACGCTCGGCTGGACAGGCACACTGGCGGACGGGCGAATCGCAAGCGCCGCGACGTGGAACGCGAAGGTTGGGCCGACACGCGCAATCAATACAGGCAACGGACTCCAGGGCGGAGGCGATTTATCGGCTGATCGCACGATTGATCTGCGGCTGAACGCGAGTGGCGGATTGAGTAAAACACTCGGCGGCGGATCGAACGAGTTGGGCATTGCAGCAAGCGGCGTGGTGGATTCGATGCTCGCTGCCGGGATCAGTTCCTCGAAACTTACCGGTGCGCTGCCGACGCTCGATGGCAGCGCACTGACTGCGTTGAATGCCAGTAATCTCGGCAGTGGAATAGTGCCCCTGGCTCGCCTGAGCGGGATTACCAACACTGAGATCAGCGCGAGCGCCGGAATTGCGCTCAGCAAACTGGCTGCGATCAATACGGCGCGTCTGCTGGGGCGCAGCACCGCTGGATCAGGAGCGATTGAGGAACTGACGATTGGCTCAGGGCTGAGCCTGAGCGGGGGCAGCCTCGCTCTCGCTGCCACCATCCCAGGCAATCTGGCTTTCACTGGCACACTGAATTTTCAGAAGGCTACCTATTCAACAATTATCACACTGACCGACGCGGCGACGATTGCGACTGACGCCAGTCTGGGAAACCGGTTTCGCGTAACGCTTGGCGGGAATCGCACGCTTGGCGCTCCAATCAATCCAGTCGCTGATCAGCAGAGCATCTGGGAATTCGTCCAGGACGGCGCCGGCTCACGCACGATCACACTGGATTCAGGCGTTGGAGGCTTCGCATTTGGCACGGACATTACCGGGATCACGCTGACCACGACGGCCAGCAAACGTGATTTTATGACGGCGGTCTATAACGCGACGTTGAATCGCTGGCTTGTGATCGGATTTGTAAGGGGGTACTGATGGATTACGCAAAACTGAAAACTGAAATCGAAACTGACCCGGCCAAACGCGGATATGCGGCGCTCGTCGCAATCGGAAACGATCAGGGAATCGCTGATCTGCTGAATGCTCAGATCGAGCAGCGCGCAGTGGCAATCCCAATGCGCCGGGTGTTGCGGTGGCTGGCTACTACAGGAGTGCTTTACAGTCTGAATGCGAAGGGCGACGAAAAGCTTGCGGCGACTGCCTCACAGCAGGAACGCAGGGTGAGCGCAATAAGTAAAGGCGCTCTGGAGATGATTAGATCACCACACGTCACCGCACTTGACCTGTCCGATCCGACGATTGCCGGAATGATTGACGCGCTCGTGGCAGCGAATCTCATCACTTCTGCGCAAAAGTCTGAAATCCAGGCCCTTGCTCAGGAGCCTGTCAGCAGAGCGATTCGGCAGTTTGAGCGGGCAGTAACAGCGATTGATATTGCTGTCGCCCTGGGGAGGAAGGGATAAACAATGGCCGATCTCAAATATAAAGACGGAACGACCGCGACGATTATTGATACTGGTCTGAACAGTCTGGCGAACAACTCGCTCGCGGCCAGCGCGGCACAGGACAACAGCGCTGACCTTGACCTCTACGCCGATCTGGAAATTGTGGTCAGTGGTTTCGGAGCTTCGATCAATCAGGGCACGGCTTATCTGGAAATCTATTTGTGCCCGTCCGTAGACGGCTCGAATTACCCTGACGGCCACGACGCGAGCGTGACGCCTGCCGGGAGCGCGCTGATCGGAATGGCCGTGAAAGCGACGGCGAACGGATCAGGCGCGCTGCGGAATGTAATCACCGGAATTCCGCTGCCGCCCAGACAATTCAAAGTCGTAGTAAAAAATACCAGCGGTCAGGCTCTGGCCGGAAGCGGGAACACGGTCAAAATCCGTAAATACAAACTGCAATCAGTATGATCCGCACTCTCGCCAGACCTGCCATCATCGTGCCGCATCGTGGCGTTCAGCGCCCTCTGTGGCCTTTTGCGCTCAACCGGGACAGCGGACAGGCTGAAGGACTGAAACGCTGGTACGCCTGGCCGCTCGGCGCGAAATTCATCAGCGGTTTCACTAATCAGACTCAGGTGATTGACCTGGCCAATACCGCCTGGAATACGCCAGGGGGGACGGGCAATACGTCAATCGGCTTGTACAACTACGACTACAGGTATCCTGTGAACGGTGAGCAGCCTGATTTTATGATGGGCCTCGTTCAGAAATTCGGGGCGGGTTCAGAGGGGATATATTGCGGCAAGGAAACCGGCGATCTGATCGAAACTTTTCCATTCACGCTCAGTTGCTGGCTCTATCCGACCGCGTATGTCAGCCTGATGGGCGTATGCAATAAAGCAGTGACTTCGCCTTACGCTTATGGTCTCAGGGTGAGTGGCAGCGACTGGATTTCATACATAAATAGCAGCTCGCTGAGTTTTCAGGGGCCAGCCCTGAATCAGTGGGCGCACATAGCCGTCGTGGTCTATAGTGGTTTTCACGGCGTCTATCTGAACGGTTCCCTGATTGCGAGCGTTTCGGTGTCCGATCCGCCTGCGGCAAATGACGACGAATTTCTGATCGGGACAGACTACACGCCGGGGAGTCGGCCTTTCAATGGCAGCATCGTGGATTTCAGGATTTACAAGAAGGCTCTGAGCGCGGCTGAAGTGTGGCGCCTCTACGATCCGCGCACTCGCTGGGATTTGTATTACCCGCTCCGGCAGCGGGTAATTTATATTCCCGAAACGGCGCAGCCGTACACGGAGTACGGCGGGATGTTTACGCCGATGACAGGGTTTTAGGTTATGCGCTATATTTTGTTCATCCTGCTCACCCTCCTGCTGCCCGTCGTGGCGCAGGCGCCTGATCGCACGTTCGCGCGTGAGGGGCAGGTTGAAGGCGAACTCAGATTCGTTGGGAATGCGTTTGTATGGCAGGCCAAACAGACCATCACGCGGGATCGCTTCACCTGGCGCATCCAGTCACCTCAGGCCTCAAACAATGATCTGGGCCTGACGCTCGAAGTCGGAGTTTTCTATTTTGACCCTGCGTCGGGGCAGGAATATTTCATCAGATATTACTCGGCCACCCTGGGCAAAGAAGCGGCGCGCGCGCTGCGTGACGGCCTCGCCCACGCTTACCCGGTGGCTGTGTCAAGCGCCGTCTCCGGCAATCCGCGATGATTTTCCTGATTATAATTCTGCTCGCCCAGGAACTGCCGCGTCAGGGCTGGCAGATTCGCCGACCGCAACCTGATTGCGCGGCGATGCGGGCAGAGATGGAGCGGCTCCGGGCGGATAATGAGCGCCTGAACGCTTTGGCAGGAGAGTGGGCCGCGCAACTGATCGCCCAGGCGACGCAGCTCAGCCGCCAGAACCGCGAACTCGCGGCTCAGCTTGCCGCCGAAGCATCATTGCGGGAGTTATGGCGGCATCGGGCTGAGCAGTGCGGCAGGGTGAGAGATCAGTATTACAGCGATCTTGGTTTGGCTTATCACGAAGGTTATGCACCTTTAAGAGAACAATATCTTGCAGAACATCAGGCGCGGGTCGAGTGCGAACGCTCGTCAGCAGCCGCCAGTTTCACCATGGAACTCCAGCCAAAACACCCCTGATAATCAGCTGTCAATTCTTGACCTGATCAAGAATGAATTCCGAGCGTTATCCCGTTTGAATCAAAAAATTATCTCGTTTGCGCGCACGGCCACGCCGGGTTGCACGCGATAGTTCAGCAAATCACTTTGCCGCAAAAAGCCGCCGTGTGCTGCGACGTCGCGCGCCATCGCGGCGGCCAGCTCGCCGCGATAGAACACGGCAATGCCCCCCGCCGCGATTTGCCGCAGCACGCGCGTGAGCCGGGGCTGGCAAAAAGTTTCGCCCTCTTGCCAGGCCGCGCCGTCCGGTTTGAGAAAATTTTGCGCCGCGCCGGGATTGCGCGCCAGCGCCGCGCGCGCCTGTCGCCACGTCGCCGCCAGGCGCGGCGGCACGCTGAAACCCTTTTCGGCCAATAGCAGCGCGGGTTGCAGCACTTCGGCAAATTTCAGTTTGCCGTAGCGGCGCTGCATGGCCGCCACCGCCGCCAACCCGCCGGGCACGGGTACGAGCGCGTAACCGGCGCGTTCGTCTTTGGCGTCGCGCAAGGCAGGGACGCCGACGGGCGCAGCGGTCGCGCCGTCGAGCACCACGATTTCGCCGTTGCGCAAGCGCAGCAGAATTTGCGCCCGCCCGCCCAGGCTGGCATTCGCCGGGTCGGTCACACACAACGCAAACCAGGCGGCGGCGGCGGCGTCCATCGCGTTGCCGCCCGCTTCCAGCATCTGCACGGCGGCGGTGGTCGCGTAAGTGGAACCCGTCGCCGCCATCCCCGTCCGGCTGTGGGCGAATTTTTGCGCGCCGACGGTTTGCGCGGCGAGATTGCTGCACAGCAGGAGCAGCAAACACAAACCTGTTCCGATCAATTTCATGCTCTTCGGCTCAGCCATTCGCCCAGGTGGTCAAGCGCGGTCAGCACCGGTCCGCAATGTTCACGCAAAAATGCTTCACCCAATGCTGCATCGCCGGGCATCTCTTCCGCCGCCGCCAATGCCTGCGCGCCGTCGAAATCAACATAAGCCAGCCGCGCCGTCAGCTCCGTCGCGGGCCGCCCGAAATCGGCGCCGGGCAGAAGCGCCACGCCGGTTTCATCCAACAGTTGTTTGCACAATGCGGCGCTCGACGTCACCCCGCGCGCGTGCAGGCTGGCGGCGTGCGGAGTGAAGTCGGGAAACAGATAAAATGCGCCGTCCGGCGTCGGGGCGCGGACGCCAAAGCTTTGCAAATGCCGACTGACGTGGCCGCCCAGCGCACACAGCACACGGCGCGCCTGGGTCAGGTATTGCTCGATGGGTTCGGCGCGCTCGAAGGCGGTGACAGCAGCGTGTTGAATCGGCGCGGCGACCGCAGAAAAAGTTTCGCTGGCGACGCAGGCCATCGCGTCCTGGAGCCAGCGCAATTCACGCGGAAAACAAAACGTGCCCAGCCGCCAGCCGCCCGCGCCGCACCATTTGCTCAGGCCGCTGCTGACCACCGTGCCACCGGGATAAAACCGCGCGATGGAAATGTGCTCCCCGGCGTGATGCAACTCGCCGTAAATCTCATCGGCCACGATCAGCAACGCGTGTCGCCGCGCCACCTGCGCCAGCGCCTCCAGTTGCGCGGCAGCGTAAGACAGCCCGGTCGGATTGTTCGGATAATTCAACACCAGCAGGCGCGGACGCCCCGCCGTGGCCTGGCAGATTTGTTCCAACGCGGCGGGCGTCAGGCGCCAGCCGTCGGCGCGCTGCGTTTGTGCCCAATGCACTGCATGGCCGAGCAGCCGGGCCTGCGGCTCATACGACACCCAACCGGGCGCGGGCAAAATCAAATCGGCCTGATAAACCAGTTGCGCCAGAAAGAGCAGTTCTTTCGAGCCGGGGCCGATCAGGATGTCTTCGGCGCTCGTCGGCAAGCCGTGCCAGCGCTGGTGAAATTCGGCTACAGCGGCGCGCAGGGCAGGCAGCCCTTTGACCGGCAGATAATCCTTTTGAAAGGCGTTGGCCTGCAACGCCGCGACGACGGAAGGCGGAATCGGAAAGGGCGGGGTGTGATTAAAAGTGAGACACAGATTCAATCGATTCCTTGATTGTGTCTGGTCCAGTATGTTTGCCATTCACCGTTGGCGCGTGTGACCCGAAGCGCAAGCATCTTTCGGGCATTCTCTTCCA